GTCATTCGCACTGCTCTCAACGAGAAGAACAAGCGGAATGGCGCAATCATCTTAACGCTGCTCATGGCCGGCCTTCGCGCTGAGGAGATGATTAATCTGCGTCCAGAGGATGTACTAATCAGCGAGCGAAAAGGGTCCATCGTGGTGAGGGCTGGTAAGGGGAACAAGCGGCGTGTGGTGCCGATCCCAAACGATTTACGAAAATGTCTTGGTGAATACCTTGTGACCGAGAACGCAACAGGTACATGGCTTTTCCGTAGCCAGAGGGCAGAGCAGTTGACCTATGACGGCCTTTATAACCTCTGTGTATCGATCGGCAAGAAAGCGAATGTCGAGGGGCTTACGCCACACGTTCTGCGTCATACATACGGTCACGATCTCGTAGCAAGCGGCGTGCGGATAGATATTGTTGCAAAACTCATGGGACACGCTAAGGTAGACACAACGCTGATCTACACTCAGCCTGGTGAAGAAGAACTGCAAAACGCTGTTGAAAAAATCAGCTTCACATAAACAAGTCGTCTGAATGGCGGCTTTTTTCATTTGCTTAAAAAAGGTGGTGATGACAATGCACGATGAAAAACAGCTAATCGATCAACAACCTACGGGTGAGTTTGAAGAAGAGTTCGTTACTGTCACCAACGAGGAATACGAGCAAGAGGTCAAGAAGGCACTGACGGAGGTCGCCCAAGCACAAGTAGAAGAGAGACAGAAACGCACTCGCACGTACCTTTCATCCGAACTACCGGTGAGACCATGCACCAGTAACTGCCCTCATCGTGCAACGTGTAAGGACTTTATAAAGGGTAGAGTGCTGGACAAAGAACCGTGTAAACCTGAACTTCGGAATATCAAGAAGTGGCAGCGGGCTTTCCGTACTGGGCAGTTGGATGAACTGAAAGATGAGGTCGGGGCTGTGGCTGGATCTATGGCCGTTCAAATCGGACGGCTGCTGGAAGTGGTCGTGCAAGAGGGTGTTGTCGTGGAGACAACAAAGTTTACTGCCAATGGCACGCCGTACAAAGAAAAAATGGCGCATCCGGCCTTACTTGCAGCCACAAAACTGGCCAAAGATATGGGGATAGACCTGACGCAGTTCTTGATGACACCAAAGTCTGTAAAGGATAACGGTCCGCAGGTGCAGGTGAACATCGGAATATCAGCCGAGGAAGTGCAAGCTCGGTTTGCGGCGCGCTTCGCAAAGAAGGGTGATTGATCGTGAATAAGCAGCAAGGACCAACCATTATCACCCCAAAGGAGATTACCAGCAAAGAATTGTTGGAAGTGCTGGCAACCGAGACTGGTTATTTGGAACTGTTGAGTTCGGACGGGTTAGTGTTCGAGGATTATCAAAGACAATTCCTCGATTCCCAAGACAGATTCCAAATATGGTTAAAAAACCGGCAGTCCGGAATGTCTTTCGCGTCTTCTGCTAGGGCATTGGCCCGCAGCCAGAATCTTGATGACTACACCTGTATCATTGCGTCATACAAACAGGACGATTCCAAAGAAAAGATCAGGTATGCAAAACAGATTTACGATTCCTTGCCTGACAACTACAAACGGCGAAAGCTGGTAGACAATCAGACATCGCTGGAGTTTGTCAGTAAGTCCGGCAGGCAGTCGACCGGTACACGCATAATCGCCCAAGGGAAAGGCCCGATCCGTGGTAAGGGTTCAACCAACGTCCTTGACCTTGTACTTGATGAGTTCGCATTCTTCGGCTCGTGGGACAGTGTGGTCTACACGTCAGCTGTACCGGTACTTACCCGCGTTAAGCATGGCTCGTTGACCCTCATCAGCACGCCTTTAGGGAAGGTGGGGAAGTTTTACGAGATATGGTCAGAACACAAAAAGTACAAGAACTACAAACGTCGCACCATCTACTGGTGGGACTTTTCTCTTTTGTGCAAAGATGTGGCACGCGCGCGAGTTGAAGCACCGCGCATGCAAACATTGCAGCGCGTGGAAGAGTTCGGGACTGAGCAGCTGCTGGAACTGTTTAATGCGATGGATTTGGAGTCGTTCCAGCAGGAATTCGAATGTGCCTTTATCGATGACAGCACCTCGTATTTCCCCCTGAACATGGTCTACGCCTGCGTGATGGACGACGAGAGAAACGAGGATGGAAAACCAAGCGAGCAGGAATTCCTAACGGCAAGAGACTTTAAAGACCTGCGTCATAAGACGATGGGTTCCCTTGGCGGCGGCTATGACGTTGGACGTCGCAAAGACGCATCAGAGTTGATTGCTCTTGATGATACCGGAAACGGAAAAATCTTGCGTCTGATGGAGACATACAAACAATCCGACTTCGAACTGCAGGAGCGAGAGTTAAGTCGATTCCTGGATATAGCAAAACCAACCCGCCTTTGCATCGACGAAACAGGTTTGGGTATGCAGATGGCAGAAGGATTGAAAAAGAAATACGGCAACCAAGTAGAGCCAATCCCGTTCACGAATGCCAATAAAGAATCCATGGCAATCGCTCTGCATAAGGAGTTTGAAAAAGGACGATCCGGTATTCGAATCCCAAATGACCGCGACTTGATTTCGCAGATCGTGGCGATCAAGCGTGAAGTGACTAGCACCGGTGCTTTTCGGTACAGCGTCGAGCGCAACGAGAAACACCACGGGGACAAGTTTTGGGCGTTGGCATTGGCCAACTGGGCGTTTAGTAACGATAAGCAGAGCAAACCCGTTGGTTTTGCGATCATGCCTCAACTTGATTTACTGGACGAAGGAGGTGAAATGGATTGGGACTGGTTTCAAAGCTGAAAACGCGGCTCCTGGACTACTTTGATCTGCAACCGAAAGCAAAGGAAAGGATCGAAGAACGACCGGACACTTCATATGCAGAATCTCCATCCACGTACATCTTTGACCAATTCAATGTGGCTACCGATCGCATCACAACCATTCGTGAAGTCCGAGAACTGGTCAAAACAGACCTCCGTTTTAAAATGACTAACCTGCGTTTGGCAGCGGACGCAACACGTGGCGGATTCAAAGTGGTCGTACAAGGTAGCGAAGCATACCGACAAATGCAGAGGCGCCTCGGTAAAAACGTTCCCAAGCGGCTGACACCAGGCGCAAATATCGCGCAGCAGGTTATTGACGACTTCATGCGACGTACCAAGTTGTCTTCCAAAACCAAGGAGTACCTGCGGGTGTTACTGCGAGACGGAGATTTATTCCTCAACCCCGTCATCGATTTGGAAGCGAGGTTGATCCTAGATGTGAAGCGAGCACCCGCACTGACGATGAAACGAAACAGCGATGAGTATGGCGAATTCCCGGACGTGGAGCGCGCTTTCAGCCAGATTGATCCACTCACGCAGATAAACACGTTGATGGAAATCGGCCCGCCGAGTTCGTCCCGCGCCGACTTTGCTCTGTACCAGATGAATCACATTCGCTGGCTCTGCGACGAAACAGAGATGTACGGCATATCCCATTACGCTTCCGCGAGAGCAACCTACAAAATCCTGCAACGGATGGAGCGCGCTGCGGCGATTCGACGGGAATTCCGATCTGTGCAAAAGAATGCTCATAAGCTACCCGATGGAACGGAGACAAAAGATGCCCTGGAGTATGCTCGGATGAACCGATTGATCGATGAGAAAGGGAACCCGACGAAGAACGCGCACCTGTTGAGTGATTTCTTCGGTACGGCTGAAATCAAGGCGCTTCAAGCGGACGCCAACCTGTCGGAAATGGGCGACATTGAATACTTCGACGATCTGCTGTGGCTGAATCTCGGCGTGCCCAAGGCGATCCTGACGTCCGGGCAAAACATCAACCGGGACATCCTCAAAATTCAGTACCCGCAATACCTACAGTCTCTGGACGATATGACAGATGTTTTGGAGTACGGTGACATTGGCCCGTTTTCCGGACTCCGGGGACTGATTGACCTGCAGCTACTACTGCAGGGGATTAACCCGTCATCCGTGGCGTACGACGTTGTGTGGGCGGATAAGTCCGATGAAACGCCAACAGAACGCCTCAACCGAACCGTCAAAGCTATTGACGCTGGCCTGATTACACGCCTTAAAGGTATTCAAGAGATCGCTGATGACTTCGACATCGAAGATCCGGTGGAGATGGCTCGGATGGCCGAGGAAGAAAAAGCCCAAGCTGCGATCATGACTCAAAAAAATAAGGAGACGCAACAGCCGCCCACCCAGGGAGAACAGGTAACCCAGCAGGATCCGGTTACCGACGTGGTTCTCGAAGATCGGCCTGAGTTTCAGAACTTAGAAGACAAAGCGAAGGAAACAGTCCTTCGTTTTTTTCGTTCCGTCTACAGCAAAATGAGCAAGCTCGATGATGCGGGCATTACCGACTCAGCCATCCTCGACAACTCTGAGGACATGATTTTGTCAATCTTGGATGAGGCTTGGGACGAGGAACAAGGGAAGTATCAGGCCGGCATCGTGAAGTGGATGACTCTGTCCGGGATGATGGGAGCCGAGCGGGCCGTGCAGCTCGTTACGGACAAAAAAGCGGGAGATCCTTCTGAGTCAGGAGTGACTGTCAAACCGCGTATCGTGAAAGCGGATATACGGGATGACTTGCTCGAAGCGTCAGGAGAGCGAATCAGAGGCATCAAGGAGACGACCCGGCAGCAGATCCGCGAAGTGTTGGCTGACGGCTTCGAGGAGAACATCGGTTGGCGCGGTCTTATGCGGCAGATTGAACCTGTCATTGTTAATCCAACGCGCGCCGAGATGATCGCGCGTACAGAGTTGGCCTGGGCCTACAACCGCAGCTCCAAGAAGATATACGCCGACGCCGGATTTTCCCGTGTGGAGTGGTCGGCTGTCCTGGATGCCCGTACTTGCCCAACCTGCAGAAGCAGGCACCAGACGGTTTACCAGATTGATGAGCACCCTTCCATTCCAGCGCATCCACGTTGTCGTTGTACATTGTTGCCATCTGATTAAGTGAGGAGGTGAATTGAATGACGTTAAAGGAAATTGTTGAGCAGCTTGAATCATGTAAATTTGCCTGTGAAGCGGGACCGTTGGAAAACAACATAGCGTTTCTCAAGCTGAAAGAGAGAGCCCACAACAATGCACCATCTGTCGAAGTCAAAATCACTGAAGCGGATGCTTTTAAACGGATTTTAGGAATCTTGCATCATGTAGCAACAACCACAACTGATGCGCAAACAAGGGACTTTGTGCTAGCGGAAGTGGAAAACATTCTCGAAACCTAAAAGGCGGTGATGCCATTTGCGAACCGAATATGAACGCCAAGCCGAATGAAAGGAGGAAGACCATGGAACGGACAATTGAATATCTCTACCCTGTTGATCTTCAGTTCTTCGCCATTGGCTTTACCCCGAACAACGGTGAAGAACCGACAACTGACGCCTTAACCGACGATCCCTTGATGAAACAGATTCTCGAAGCGACAAGCGCCATAGCACTACTGGCAATCAAGAAACAGTTGGCCAACACTCCATTAACGGAAGTGGATCGGCGCATCTATTACGAAGCTATTGACGCGAGAGCAAGAGAAGATTTCAGTGCTTGGTGCATCGAGGAAGCGGTCAAAGAAGAAGAAGAGGAGAAGGAAAAGCCTAGTGTTGGTTTTACTGTCGATAAAGCAACGGTTACAGTCACCACAGACTCGATTGAACCGCGTTTTACCGTTCTGAAAGACAGCGGCGAAGACCAACGCGAGCTGTGCTTGTCTAGGGCTGTCCCTATTACCGATTCCGCCGGCGCCCCAACCGGTTGGTATCGGCAGCCGGTGTCTAAAGTGGACGCCATCAACGGAAACAATCGATTGTATCCACGATCCGTTTACCAAGCAGCCCTTGATGAACTGAAAAAATCCAGCTTCCCATATGCCGGAGAGCACCCGCATCCGCGCAGTTACAGAGGCGCTGATGGCCGGGTGCTTTTTGATTCCAGCGTGCCAAACCAAGCAGTTGTATTCCGCGACGCAAGCATTGACGAACAAGGCGTCGTGTGGGCCGAGTACAAACCGCTGGCCACGGACATGGGCCGACAAGTTCAGGCTATGCTGGACGCCGGCCTGCCGATTGGTTTCTCCAACCGCATGACAGGCGACATGGCTCCGGCCGAGGTGAACGGACGCAAGGTCAATGTCGCCCGGAGATTGACGCTCTACACTTGGGACGTTGTGCTGAACCCAGCAGAACCGGAGGCGTTTGCCGCCCCGATCGAACTGACAGACGCGGCCATTGCCGTGATACTAGATTCCATTTCCAAGGAGGATGACAAGATGAACTTCTTTAGCATGACCCTTGAACAATTGCGTGCATGGAAAGCAGCAAACCCTGGCCACGCCGACATGGCGCTGTGCGATGCAGCGATCGCCGCGAAGGAGAAAGAGCAAGCGCTGACCGATGAATTGGAACAGTTGCGTAAGGAGAAAGAGGAGCGGGCCCGCCAAGAGGAGGCTGAACGGAAGAAGCGTGAGGCACAGCAGGCTCTCGCAGATGCCGTAAATGCCCTGCCTTTCGAAAAACACATCAAGGACGGCCTTCTGCAAAAAGGCGCTGCCATCACCGACGCCTCGGAAGTGGCCACCTTCATCGAGACGGAGAAAGCGTTCATTGACTCGTTGCAAGTCAATAACCAGCTTGCTGCATTGGGTGTTACCACGACCGGCCGCGCGAAAACACTGGTACCCGAGGTCACTGTAGGGGCAGAAGGACAGCCGTGGAAACCGATCGTGGACAACCTGATGGCTGCGTTTGACGACCGCCTGCGCTCAACTTACCGGAATTTCCGTGTGGATCCGGAGCTTCGTAAAGCGAATACGGCAATCCTTGAACGCATTCTGTCGAAGATGGAGCGCGATAACAATGATCAATACCGCCGTCATATGCGCGAACTGACGGATGCCGCGCGCGCAATCCAGGATGGCGCTATCAACGACAGTGCATTGACTTCCACGGGTGACTTTGCACAGGCCGCGTTGATTTCGCGGGCCTTCATGTACCAGGTGTGGCAAGACCTGAAGTTCGCGCAGCTCGTGATGGCCGAGCCGTTCTCTGGTTCCACCTACCGCATCCCGGTTGAATTCCAAGGTCATGACCTGTACACGCAGGATGATTTTGTCACCGGCGAATACGACGGCATCACCAGCGAAGGCGTCGAAACCTTCTTCCTGGAGTTTGGGGCTGAGTGGTTGAAACGCGGCACCATCCTTTCTAAAGAAGCGATGCACGAACTGCAAACAGGTCCGTTGAACTATGACGCTCTGGCCCGTAACCTGGCAAACCTCGCTGCTCGTTTCCAACGTGTGAAAGACCAAAAACTGAGTCTCGAAATGCTCCACGTTGCCGACGAGTACGAAGCGAAGGTCGTAACCAACGAGGTTGTGGCATCTAGCGAGATCACCGCCGCCAATCCTGGTGTAAATGTGCCTGCCGGTTCCAATGCGGCGTTCGTCGTGACTGCACTGTGCGGGAACACTGCTGGTTCGACGTTTGCTCAAGTACCGCCAATCGTTCGTCCGCGCACGAAAGTATGGCTGGATCAATTCGGCCGCAAGCAGACGGCGATCGTCAATGACATCGTGGTCAAAGTTGGCTCCACCACGCTGAAGCGCGGAACATGGGACCCGGTGAAGGGTGTAGTAAACAACGGCGACTATGCGGTCGACTTCGAAAATGCGAAATTCTACTTCACTGCCGATTCCGGCGTCGATACCACGAATCGCCCGACTCTGTCCTATTCCTACGCGACGAACGTTTCGTTCTTCGACCTGACGGTTCCGGCAGCCTACAACGGTCGCAACTCCTTGTATTACAACAAGCTGTTGGAACAACTCGACTACGAGAAAGCTTACATGGGCAGCGCACCGCGGTATGTGACGCCTGATTTTGCCCTGGGAAGCCTGCAAGCGATGGTCAACTTCAAGAACGCCGAATTGTTCTACAAATGGGCGTCTCCGGAAGGAACCAGCTTGCTGAAAGGACAAATGTGGTTCGCAAACCGCAATGGCCTGGACATCGGCGAAATGAACACGCCTTGGGCGGCCGGCGATCAGCGTATCCTGATCGGTAAGGTGAATGCAACCCGCATGGGTATCGGCTCCCCAATGGGGATCGAGGGACCGGAGCCGTATTTCGATCCGAGTACGATGAAGATCACTTCCGCGAAGCAATACTTTGCTACGGAGCAAGTTGCCATCGCAACTCCGTTGGTGATCGACGACGCGGGTAAAACATACAACCCGCCGTACCGCACGATCAAGTTCTATCACTCTTAAATTGAAGGGGGAATGAGTCGTGCTGAAAATTAATACCGGTTGCTCGTTCATCCATCCTGTTACACGCCAAATGATCCACCCAGGCCAATCATATGAGGACTTCGAGAAAGTAGGGGATGCACCAGCGTACTCTCAACAGCAAAGCGAACCGAGTGTGACACTCAGCCTGGAGGATTTCTTGGACCTCTCTGCCGATGCTCAAAAACAGCAATTGGTTCGTATGAGCCTGGC